AGATAAATTGCTCTTTAATTTTATTAGCAATTTTTTCTGCTAAAATTACTGGGACTGCATTGCCTATTTGTTTGAAAGCAGCTGTTCTACTCCCCTCAAAATAATAATCATCAGGAAACGATTGTATTCGTGCAGCTTCCCGAACGGTAATTGAACGTATTTGCTTTAGTGACGGATAAATGTAATAATGTCCGTCCATTGCAATATGTGCAACAACTGTATGGCAACACCCCTCATGGTTAACTACTTGAAAGCGATTAAGAAAGGCTTGTTTATTATTATGCTTTTGTAATTCAGGAGGTAAATCAGCATAATTAAGTCGTGCTTTTTTTTCTAACCATAATTTTATTGCTCGTTTGTAAATTTCCAGATCAATAAGATTATGGGGCCTGGCAATATGCTGCGTAGTGAAATCTAAACTATTACGGACTTTAGATTGTTGTAAATATCCTGTGGCCGGAGCTACATATTGAACGATATCTGTTAAACTACCTTCTCCTTGCTGTCTTTCGGGTAAATCAGAAAATAAATCGGGTAAAATCTTATATGGATTTTCTTCTTTTTCTAATTCTGGATATTTTAAATTTAATTCTTTTCTCCATCCTACAATAATAACTCTTTCACGATTCTGGAGAACTCCGTAATCGGATGTAAGGGGGGAAAAACGAAGCGTGTCAATATGTGGTCGGCCTGAAAAAAAGGTGATTGCTTTGGTTTTCAAAGCGTTATGATGGAATAGGTGTGAGCGGACAGGAAAAACGAAGCGTTTTACATCGCTTTACATTGGGCTTACATTTTAACTTCGTTTGAACGCCGTTCAAATGGGATACTTTACATCTCAAGTTAAACATAGAAGGAATCAGGCTTTAAATTGCCGATTAATTGCTGTAAACAGGTTTCGGCCGACTCCCATCTACAAATGTAGTCAAATACCACGGTTTATGCAAATTGAATATAGAGTACCAGCATGTATTTTCCTTTTTTATTTATCCTAATTATTCCATATATAATATATTTGGTATATTTGCAACAAAATAAATGCAATAACTATGACTAAAATTGTTCATGTACACCTGATTTATGAGAAAAAGAACCTCTATTTTGGCAGTATATCTGCTATATTTGAGACTTTGACCGAGGAACAGGTCGGTATCACTAAAAGCAGTCTATTACATGCTGGATTGACTGATGGAACGATTAAATACACTAAACGTGCGATGATTATCCAGTCACACTTGATAAAGACCACCAGGAAGGGATAAAAGCACCTTAAAACGCATTAAAAGCCGCATTTCGCGGCTTTTTTTGTACCCATTCCACTCAAGACACGAAAAGAATCCCTTTGAACGGTTTAAATAGTTGAAAAATCGGGAAGGAGTGACACTTGGAGTGACGTTTGGGGTGACAAAAAACAGCATGGAAAAACGAAACGTTTTGAATGGGGTGACATTTGGAGTGACATTTTACACTGCTTTTGATAGTTATTATTGCAAGAATACATCTTTGCTGTATGCTGATTTAGTTTGTTATGGTTCTATTTGAGGGGGTAAACTATATCTTTTCAATAATAATTTACTCCCCTATAATTAAGTATATTCACTTATAAAACAGTTATTTAGGCTTTTTAGTTCCCTCCCTCCACAAAACACACTTTAGCCGGCATTGGCAGTGTTGAAACCGTCTACATCCGAAACAAGATCTCCTTTTTCCTTTTCGAGTTGCATAATCATTTGTTTAAGTACCCCTATAATTCAAAAAGCGTATCATCTATTTCATATTTCTGAGGAACCTCTTTTTTTATGTTATAGAGATTAAGATTTTGGGGATATTGACTATACTCTTCAAAAAAAGATTTATATTCATCTATATTTTCCAAAAGACGTAAATCCCCAACGAACATATCATGTTTAGCATATTGGGTAATATCTAAATAAAATGGAGAATTCAAGTATTGCATAACTTTTTTGTGGCTATTTTTTAGTAATGGCATATCCCTTTTTATATTATAAGGATATGGTTCTTTTAATAGGTTGATGTAACTAACTACAACCATCCTCAATGCCGATGCTACATCTTCAATTATCTCTTGGCGTTCTTCAAGATGTTCCATTGGAGGGATTTGTTCCCCTACTTCTGTGCTCTCAGAATTTGTATCACAAAATATTTTATTATATTCTGTATCGAAGTACTCTTTTTCTTTTTGGGACAATGTATGGGAATCTTTTTCAAAGATAGATTTAAGAGCCTTCTTGAGGGTTTGCTTGTCAAAATAGAAGTTTGCCATATATTGAATGATTCATTTGAGTAAAGCTTTTATATGTTTTATCCTACATTTGCAATACCAGAAGCTGGTACATCCGATACACTTTTTCCTTTTTCTCTTTCAAACTGTTTAATTCGTTCACGTAACATTCCTATTTCTTCTGCTTGCTCTTGAATTGTACAAAGAAGTTTTTCGATAATATCAGTATTGGGTGTGGCTATGTTTGCCTCTTTATTATCTGTATTATTACATATATTTCCTTTTCCTGTTATGAGCCATTTAATATTTATATATGCAGAAATTTCTGCATTTGCTACTTTATTAAAAAAGTCATAACTTGGAGCAGACTTTCCACTTATTATATCATAAAGAGTCTGCGCCCTCTTGTATCCTAGAGACTTTGCGAAAGAATTGGGGGTTTCTTGTAGAAATTCTATCATTTCTGTCACCCTTGCAGAAATTTCTGTATTTTTTTTCTCCATAATTATTTTTATTGCAGAATATTCTGTATATTTGCCACGTGTTCAGAATCTGAACACCGCCTCAAAGCTACAAAAAAGGCTTGAGGTGACAATGAGAAGAACTTAAATAATATAGATGTATGAAAGCAAGAATAGTCGTAGAATACGGTGAGGTGAGTAAAATCGCCGGTCTACTGGGGTGTTCCCCGGAGATGGTCACTCATTCCCTTGCGTTTCGCAAGAATAGCAAGTTGGCCCGTTCCATCCGCAAGCTGGCGTTGGATCGTGGCGGTTCAAAAGTAGGTGATAATCCTCAAAAAACAGACAGCCATGAAAAGTGATTTAATGGAAATCTTCGGAACGCAGGTTCGATGGTTTGCCGGCCTGGACGTGAAGCAACGCTTTTACGTGCTTTACTTCCTTTTTAGCTTCTCCCTTCTTCTTTTGGTGAATTGCGATAGCCTGGCACTGACATTCATTTTAGTGCTGAATTTTTTTGGGGCTGTACGTAGGTTAAAATACGTTCCCCTCGATGGATTAGAGGATTAATGTAGAACAAGGAAATGGAATATTATAAGAAAGCATTGTGCATGACCTATGAGGAACTGACCTCTGGAGATGATCCTGTGATACGGGGTGCCACTTTACGGCAAAACGTCTATCGCGGCAACATCCAGAGTGCTCACCGTGGTGGTGGTGAAGGTGGCTACGCATTATATATCTATTCCTCTTTTCCTGAAAAGTATAAGCAACGCTGGGTTGAACGTAACGGTGACCCTGAAGAACAAATACACAAAGAAATGATACGTAGTAAAGTACAAAAAGATGAGGATGCCGAAAAATTCTTCGAATTATATCGGTATGACAAGAACGGTGAAAATGTTCCTCTCCCAGATATCGTACAAACGGAATATGTCAGGAACGCTTCAGTGTTGAACACATTATTCCGTGACTTGAACCGTCTGACTTCTTCAACCAATAAGTTGAATGGCGGTCGCCGTAACCTTTGGGAGATTCTTCTTTCCACGTGTGAATTGCTTCGGGAGGAATACGGTCATACTCTTCCAGGTAGTGTTGGTCGCTTAAAGGCACTTATGGCGAAATATAAACCCAATAATTACGAGGTATTGATCAGCGGTAAGTATGGGAACAAAAACACGTTGAAGATCGATGAGGAAGCCGGACGTTTTCTCATAGCCCTGAAGCGTAGCCGGGTTCCTGTTTATACCGATATGCAGATATTCGAGGAGTATAACCGTGTTGCTCCTGATAAGGAATGGAAACTACTAAAAAGCCCTCGTAGCCTTCGTGAATGGCTCAACAGTCCCCGTATAGAGCCGTTATGGTACGATGCCGTATATGGCGAGATGAAAGCCCATCAGCGTTATGGCCGTAAGCATAAGACCGAACTTCCGCCACGTCGTGACAGCCTTTGGTATGGTGATGGAACAAAGTTGAACCTTTACTATAAAGACGAAAATGGTAATGTACGTACAACTCAGGTCTATGAGGTGATTGATGCCTATAGCGAAATCTTTCTGGGATTCCATATCAGTGATCATGAGGACTATGAAGCACAGTACCATGCTTATCGCATGGCTCTTCAAGTTAGTAAGCATAAACCTTACGAACTGGTTCATGATAACCAGGGAGGTCACAAGAAACTGGAACGCGTATCTGATGGGCTACTGGGTAAGATAAGCCATATCCACCGCCCGACTGCCCCATATAGCGGCCAGTCTAAAACAATCGAATCAGTGTTCGGACGTTTCCAAAGTCAAGTGTTACACAAAGACTGGCGTTTTACCGGTGGAAATATTACGGATAAGAAAGACTCCAGCCGCCCGAACCTTGAATTTATTGAGGCAAATAAGGATCAGCTTTATACCCTTGCGGAATTGAAAGAAAAATATGTGCAGGCTCGTCAGGAGTGGTGTGAAATGAAACATCCTGCAACAGGTATCCCCCGGATTGAGATGTATAACACCAGTGTAAATGAAGATACCGAGATTGTCACCGCGCGTGACATGGTGGATATCTTCTGGGTGATGACAGATCGTCCCAGCACATTCACTTCCGGTGGCATTGAGGTTACGATCGGTGGAAAGAAACGCACTTACGAAGTTTATTCCTCACCCGGTACACCTGATCACGATTGGCGTCGTCACAATACCTACAAACAGTTCTATGTCAAATATGACCCCTATGATTTTGGTAGTGTCCGGTTGTACTGGAAAGATAAGGGAGGTGAAATGCGCTTCGAACGCGTAGCCGAACCGTACATGGTTATCCATCGCGGTATTCAGGACCAGACTGAAGGCGAAGCTGCTTTTATCCGTAGGGAACAGGATGCCAACATACAGGACCGTGTTGAACGGCAAGTGGCTGCTAAGGAAATTGAGTACGAATTCGGTGTCGCCCCTGAACAAAACGGCTTAAAGACTCCCAAACTGAAAGGTATCACAGCAGAAGTACAGCGTCAGATTGATCGCCGGACAAAAAAATATAGTCAACCTGCAGACGAAATATCACTGGGTCGTTCGACAAAGGTAATCAGTAATGTGACTTGGGATCAGCTTGGCAGGAAGGAAGTGGATCAACGGAAAATAGTAGGAAAATTATAATAAGAAATATTTTAAGAAAAAAGTTATGAGCAATTTAAAAGGACAAGAAAAAGATGCCATTCGTGAAAGCCTACAGGCTTATGTGGACAAGTATCCCAGCCAGACAAAGGCTGCCGGTAGCTTAAAGAATATCAGTGTCGGTACCGTGAGCAATATCCTGAACGGATTATACGAGAAAATTAGTGATGACATGTTCCGTAACGTGGCTTCACAGGTGAAGAACATTAATGCCCCCGGTTGGCAGATCGTAGAAACCGGAGCTTATCAGGAAATTACCGGAGTTTTAGCCGATGCGCAACGTTGGCGCAATGTGACATGGGTGGTCGGCGAAGCCGGTTGTGGCAAGAGTACTACATCCCGTGTTTATCTACAGGAGCATAAGGAAGTATTCTATATCCTTTGCTCCGAAGATATGAAAAAAGGCGATTTCGTTCGTGAGATTGCTCGTACCGTCGGTATCCGGACAGAAGGCTGCAATATACGTGAAGTGTGGAGTCTTATTCTTGATGATATAATTCAGATGGATGCCCCCCTATTGGTGTTTGATGAAGCTGACAAATTGACTGAGCCGGTGTTTCACTACTTTATCAGCCTGTACAACAAACTGGAGGAGAAGTGCGGTGTCGTTTTCCTAAGTACCGATTACATCGCCAAACGTATTTCCAAAGGTCTAAAAAATCAAAAGCCTGGTTACAAGGAATTTTACAGTCGTATCGGGCGCAAGTTCTATGAACTAGAGCCAACAGACGCGAATGATGTCTATACCATTTGTACGGCTAACGGAGTGACGGGAAAGAAAGACATTGACTGTGTGATTAAAGAAGCCGTCGGTTGTGACTTCGACTTAAGACGTGTCAAGAAGTCAATCCATAAAGTAAAACGCATGAGTGAATAACCTCGTTCAAATACCGTTCAAACATAATTTTAAGCGTATGGAAAACAAATTTGATTATCTGAAAATCGACGGGCGCAAGCAGCTTCCCGCACCTTGGAGCAATTATCCAGTTTTGACAGATTACGAAACAGTTACTGTTTACCGCCAGGGACGTGATTTTCTTGATGCCTTGGTTGGCCAGCAGGATGGCTGGTGGACAGCCGGTGTACACATGCAAATAGGCAGTGCCGGTGGAGGTTTTAACCCCGGTCGCAAATGGGGGCAGTTTGCCAACCGTGATAATGCCCTTCTTTGGGCTTTGGGCTGGATGCTTTCACAAAAGGAAACGAAAGGTGCCGCCCGGAAAGCTGCCCTGGATAAAATTGAAAGTATCCGCCAACTAAAGCTATTTTGACTATGGAGGAAAATAAAAGAATCGTTGTAAAACGAGCATTGAATGTCAGGGATATACTGAATAAGAAATACAAGATATTTCCCTTTGAGGGAAAATGGCTTGACGCTTTTGATACTCCGGAATGCACGGGCGTATGGTTTGTGTGGGGTTCCAGTGGAAACGGAAAGAGTTCATTTGTGATGCAACTTTGTAAGGAGCTATGTAAGTACGATCGTGTGGCTTACAACTCTTTGGAAGAGGGGACTTGTCTGACGGTACAGAATAGCTTGAAACGTTTCGGTATGGCCGAGGTAAGCCGTCGGCTGAATTTTATCAAAGATGATATCCCGTCATTGCGTATGCGCCTCCGGAAGCATAAGAGCTATAATATCGTAATAATAGATAGTTTCCAATACACGCAGATGACGTATAAGGACTATATCCAGTTGAAAGAGGAGTTCCCGGATAAACTGTTCATCTTTATCAGCCACGCACGCGGGAAGAATCCGAAAGGTGATGCTGCCACTAGTGTGATGTATGATGCTGACCTGAAAATATGGGTGGAAGGTCATATTGCTTTCAGTAAGGGACGTTACCAGGGAGACACTGGCAAATATACGATTTGGGACCAGGGAGCTATTGAGTACTGGGGAGAAGGTTTAACCAAATTAAAACAGAAGTAAATGGACACATATACAGGGAACGAGACCTTTCAGATACTTATCAAGAAAAGTGAAGCCCGGGACATCGTAGAAGATTGGGCTGAAAGGAATATGGATTGTGACCTGCGTTTACGTAAGGCGAAGACGCGCGGTCATGTTGTGGTTGAGTTGAAGGATGTGATATATGCTAACAATATTCGCATGTGGCATCCAGACTGTCAGATAGAGATTAAAAAACAGTAGAAAATGGAAGAAACAGTGGAAAAAATCATCAAGGAAGCAATGGAACGTGTGAAGAACTACACCCTGAGCGACCAGCACTGGATACTCACAGAAGTATATGAACGATTACGAGATAATGCGGATGAGTGTCTGCAAATGGAATATTTCAATGTAAATACCGATGATTATGAGTAAAGAAACAAAACTTGTGAATTTGGTTCCTCCAAGCTACAAGCAGAACAAAGAACTGGTTGTGAGCAAAGGACATACCTGTGGATATTGTCATGGTAATGGCTGGTTCTGGGGTATCGACGAATTCCGTGATAGGGTGAAAAACACTTGTCCTTTGTGTGAGGGAAGCGGAATGCTTGATGCGGTTGTGACTATTGAATGGAAGCCTTCAAATAAGTAATGCCATGAGAAAAGAGTATTATAAATTTGAAATGAATATTATGACACGAAAGGAATGCTTAGATAAGATTCAAGAGGCAGTTGACAATTTAGACACACTTCTTGCTGTAATAAAGTTACCATCTAAAACTACAATTAGGTGGGATTGTGAAGTATATGCAGATGAAGCGGACAAAATCACGAATGCGCTCAATGCCCTACATACCAATTATGGGAACGAGACAAGAGAGGAATTTTGCATAGGATTAGATAACGAATAACAAAATAGAAATGAATAAGAATATACTCGTAAAGAAGGAAAAGCCTTTTTGTCAATTAAAGAAGCTTCCTGGGGTAAAGAAGTACAAAGTTGATGCATATTGGATTAACGATACTAGCGATATAGAACCGACACTAGAATTGGGATATGCGTGCACTTCTTCCGGAAATAACGGAGCTATAAACATTTGGAAGGATGATACAGGAATGATTCGCAGTGAATTAATGCGACACTTAGTAGTTGTTGAAAAAAGAACGTTCGTCAGCTATGCAGAAGTGGAAAAATGTGTTAGTGATTGGCTTAAAAGAATTAACGAATAACAAATAAAAATGAATCTATGGAAATAGACATCAATACAAAGAAACTTGTAAGAAAGCCCGAGACTTATGGGGCATTTTACAACCTTTTGAACCGCCTTCCTACGTCCGATCGGGATGCACTGAAGGAAAGCGTTGTATTACAGTATACAGACAATCGTACCTCCAGTTTGCGCGAAATGAGTCTGCAGGAATATAACGCTGCGGTTGCCGGTATGCAGAAACTGGTTCCACCCACTTACCAGGAACAACTACTAAAGATACGCCGCCAGAAACGTTCTGCAGTGCTTCATCAAATGCAACTGTTAGGCATTGATACAAGTAACTGGGATAAGGTTAATGCTTTCTGCCGGGATAGTCGTATCGCAGGTAAGGAGTTCCGCGAATTAGATTGTGAAGAATTGGATGTACTGCAGGTGAAACTGCGTGCCATCTGTCGTAAAAAAGAAAAATAATAATAACCATTAATTTTTGAGACATGCAAGGAATTGAAGCATTAAAAGGACTTTCCGCCAAGGAAAGAAAAGAGTTGTTGAAACAGCTACAACAGGAAGAAAAAGAAGACCAGCGTAATCGTCGTGAAGCGTATGAAACCCTACGCCATCAGTTCGCCTTTGACGTTGAAAGTAAATTGATGCCGATCGTGAATAACGTACAAGGCTTTTATGAATGGATTGTCGGAGAAAGTGAAGCCTTCCGCAATGTGATGCGCGATTATGGCCAGTTGCGTCGTGGAGAAGAGCAATCCAGCTTTTCTGTAGTGGATGAAGACTTTAAATTGGAAGTCAAAAGTAATAAGGTCAAAAGTTTCGATGAGCGTGCCGATCTTGCTGCGGAACGTTTGATTAATTATTTGAAGACCTATGTAGGCCGTACAGACAAAGGAGTCGATGACCCGATGTACCAGCTCGCCATGACACTGTTAGAACGTAACAAACAAGGTGACCTTGATTATAAGTCTATCAGTAAACTCTACGAACTGGAGAGTCGTTTTGACGCGGAATATGCTGAAATAATGCAGCTATTCAAAGAAAGTAACGTAGTTTATAAGACAGCTACAAACTACTATTTCTATAAACGCGATATGAATGGCGTTTGGCGTCGTATTGAACCCTCTTTTTGTCGTTTGTAATATGGAAACAACAAAGAATATAGCGCCTCATGTGATGGCTTGTAAACGCTGTGAAGGTAAGGGGCGTATCTTTACCCCGGATCAGCACGGGAACCCGAATTCCTGCAAGTGTCCTGTATGCCAGGGCAGCGGACGGATGAAAGTACAGAGTAAGGTCATTACTCGGATAGAGCCATTTGTCCCCGGGAAAGATGATACAGAGTTGCTAACTATGTAATTTTGTTCACATACTGAACTGAAAAGAACGCCGCATCCTTTTGAATGTGGCGTTTTTTTCTTATATGTTCCGTTAAATAGCTAATTTTGCGACATATACCTTTTTTTATGGCCAAAGGACGAGACAAAGAACTAATAAAACTTCGTGATGAAGCCCTGTGCCGCCGTTACTATTACTGGACGGAAGTGCAACGGCTACGTTTTGATGACGCTTTGAAAGTGTTGTCAAACAACGAATTCTTTATCTCGGAGGAACGTATCATGGCCATCATCAGGCGCAAATGCCGTGAGTTGAAGGACCTGGAGATTAAACCTGTCCCAAAGGTCAAGAAGCCTCGTCTTACAGCCGTTCAACTCTCCCTTTTTACCGGAGAGTGAATCTCTTTAATCCTTCCTGCATGGCAGATTCATCGTGCAGAGTGAAGGAAAATATCGTTTCATAAACTTTAATGTTCCCGGGTAATGAATAATCCCGGCCCTTCACCCTGACAAGCGGGGTGGCTTCTTCGGTACATTGGAATTCCTGCAGTGTCTTGTATAGCTCTTTGGCTTTCAGCAACCGTTCTCTTGCTTTGTCATAGGTACCGGAACCGTAATGCGTATCATCGTAGCAGTCGATGGCTAGGCGTATGGTGATGAGTGACTCACTTTTCTGTACCCCGTATCCAAGGTCGTTCCAGTCCGATTCGGTATTTCCAATCAGTACACAGGGGAACGTGACCGGATAGTGATCCTCTTCCGCCCCCGCTTCAAGTTGCCCGTAATCTTCGTCTATGCACGAGAGCTCCGGCATCATCCCGGCGATGCGTTCCATAATCGCGATGAAAATTTCTTCCATGATTTATGAGTTTAAAATGTTTCTGATTTCGTTTTCTGTTTTCTCTGCTATCTTGTCGGACAGCTCCTGGCTCTCTCCAATAAACTGCCGCTTTGGAATCCGGATCCGGAGATTTTTCTTTTTCGTAAGTGCGAGCCCTTTCCAGCGTGCTGCCTCCGCGTTTTCAACAGGCTCCTTATCCGTAGAATCTTTCTTTTTGCCCTTTCTTTTGCCCTTGGTGGCCTTTTGTGTCTTACCTGCTGCCTCGTAATACTTCGCCCATGCAAAACGCCGCATTTGGGGCGTAACGGTCGGGCTTACTGTTCCTCCCCAGTTATGAACTGGAGCGTAGATAAGATCATCGGATATTTTCACCCGATAATCTCCCGGTACATATTTTATGGAACTGAACAGGTGGTCCCGGCTTGATAGTAATGTTCCATACTGGCTTGCGGCATCTTTTCCACCGGATGAAAGTCTTTTTGCCTTCTTCCAGTGGCGTAGTCCGTTATTGACAAATCCACCTTGCCGAAAGTTGTCCTGATAGTGGTCCTTTGCCATGCGTCCGGCCAGTACCGGCATCTTGCGTTTCATCAAGTCATCCAGTTCTTTACGCTTGGCTTTTATCTGTTTTGAAAATTCTTTTATGTCCATAAATTATATAGTTTCAAAAATAATTTTATACCTTTGCGAGCAAGGCGTTTAATGTGCCTTTGTATGCGTTATGAAAATACCGGAACAAGTATCTGAACTTGCAAATAGAAATGGCTATAATTCAGTCATTCTGTCTAAGCATTCCCAACAGGAAAGTATTTATTCTGTTGGTTGTGTTGATGAGAATGGCTTTGACTTACCTGTAGGTCTCCCTGCTTTTATTCTATTCAATGGTCAATCTTGCAGCCTGATAACCGGTGAAGAAGGATTAATGCTTTCCTCCCAACTATTTGGCGATGAATAAGTTCATAGCTTTAGGATTAATCAGTTTATTGTCTACCCTTATCACTCCTACGCGATTGGCTTTCATATCCCGTATATAACTGCTCGCATCATCTTTCCCATTTTGTGGGTCAAAGAACCGCGTTTTTCCCTTGACTACTTCTGCGCAGAATACATGTGCCGAACCGCCTTTCCAAGCGCAGTATATTTCATATATTCCATCCTCTTTAAACTTTTCCCTGAAATATTCCTGTAACCGGTTTGCATTCATTACTTGATATCCTTTCCTGATTTGCCATTTATAGGAGAAATCATAATCCGGTTTTGTTCCATCCTGGTTCAAGAAACGTTCCTCCCATGTAATACCCTGCTTCGCCATTTCATTATATGCGCTTTGTTTAATGTTGGGTTTTGCTTCAACATCAAATCCCAACCGCCTGAGCATGTGTGTGACAGTGCAGGTTTGACAATTGACACGGTATCCTTCCCCTTTGTTGTATTGCGGATTCTCTTTACCTTTATTGGCTTCCTCATACGCCATGCGCTTACCTTTGGTTATGCCGAGTTTCTTTTCCAATTCAAGGTTATTCCGGGCTATGCTCGTTTTTTCCTCAAGAGTCAGATTGTCGGGCATTTCGGCTATCATCTCATTGATGCGTTTTGTCAGTGCATCCACAGCTTTCTTGGCACCTGGATACGCTTCTGTCACATAGGGATGTTTATCAGAGAACAAGAGTCCATCTTTGCCGGGATTGTTATCCAATCCGTCATGCGCTTTGTCCTGTTCCGTTCCTTCGTGTAATACCGGTGTAACCGGTTCATCGGTTGAAGTTAGCGGGCATTTGCAGTTCCATCGATCACCTGGACGATGTACGTCCCAAAAAGGATCATCGACGGGACGTATGGTTCCCCAATATATTTTGTGGTCTGCCCCGGGATGTACACTCGTAGATGGCATCCATTTCAGGTTCGGAAGGATATCCTTCTCCCTATCGAACTGTCTCCAGTCCGCAGCCTGATGTGCTCGTATGACTGCCGTGTCATATTCGGTACGCAGCCAGTGACGCATCTGGTGATCCGCAATGGGCATGACTTCTTTCATCCACTGTTCAAACGGCTTTAAATTTCCGTTTTTATCCAGCAGCAATGCCGCCATGTCGTTTTGTGCCCGGTGTACTTTGAAGGCAGAGAACACAGCGTTATTTCTCTTTATTTCTTGATAAAAGTCATAATCCGGATCATTCGGCGTTCGCTTCTGAAATCCCTTGTCTGTAGCTTTGTTCATCGTTTCCCAGGTAGAATCAAACAGGTTTTGCTCGATGTCCGTCATTGGGTGGAAGTCCTTGCTATAAATATTCTTCAGGGCTTTTTTCAGTACCTCCTCATCAAAGGAGAAGTCGGATGCTGCTTCTTTATCTTTATTATCAAATTGATAAAGGCCATTCATTACCACTCTAAAGCTGCCCCGTCTTTCCCCGGGGCTTTCCCGAAAAAACGTTTCAGCCAGTTATACGCGTTTTTAACGGCGTTTACTTTCTCTTTTTGCACATCTTTACCGGGTTTCTTTTCCACTTTGGTTTTATCCTCCGGATCCGGATCATCCTCCGGAGTCTCGATGGCTTTAGCTTTTGCCGCATCGATCTCAAGTGCCTTTTCCTCCTGCTGCTTTTTCAGTTCGTCATAATTATCCGGCTTTTCGACTCCGAATTCTTCATAGAGGTAGTCATCACTCACTGGCAGGTTAAAGTTCGTTTTCAACTGCGTGAGGATAGCCATTTTCTGGCTAGGTTCGATTTCCTTCTTTCCCGGATAGCAGAATTCCCCACCGTCGGTATTGATACCCATAGCCGCAAAAATATCCGTCATGTTGTAGTTGAGTACATCCAGAATATCCTGCCGGTCTGATTCGGTCCCTTTGTCCTCCACCTTTTTGTGTACCGTTCCAAGTGCCTGCGTACCGTTTTCGGAAGATTCGGTAGTAAGCGTATTGCCCAGGAACAATTTGGAAATCTCACTGTTACACCGTTCGCAAAGTTTATCGTACAGGTCAGAACTCCCGGTTTTGTTGGCTGCTTCCCTTAACTCCATGACCGTTTCCTGTGCATGTACGAATACCGACATGCTTCCGGTACTTTCCGCGTCAGCGAGTGCCCTTTGCCGCGCTTCATCGTCATCGGTCGGGTAAGTATATTCTCTGATGGGTGCCCCGAATATCTCCGCGAACTGCGCCCAGTCTGCAACGTCGTTACGCTTGTAGATTACCCAAATGGCAGCTTTGGCCAGCAGTCCAAAATCATCCGGCGAACCGACAAATAATAAGTCCGGATATTCATCCCAGGAGGTACCGGTTATATCGGTTTGGTGGCGCATGATAATCCGCCGTATCGGGTCAACGTGTTTGCGCGGTATCAGGTCGTAGTTTATCCATTCCCCCTGCCGATAGAACTGCATCAGGGAAAATCCCCATATTTTCGCGTCCAGAATGTCAGCTATCAACCGGCGAAACCAAGGGGAGCGTATTTGTTCATTGACCCGGTTGTCCGGTTTACCGTTCCGCTGGAATTCGATGGCGGATGAAAGCACGGCTTTTTTTCGCTTTTCGATGACACTGGAGAGATGCGTATCCATTAATATATCACTGAACAGGTCGTAGAGTTTATAACGTCTGGAGTAGTCTACATTCTCGAATGACCGTATAGCCGACATGTAATCGGCAATATCAATTCCGAAGCGTTTCGGCTGTGTCAGTACAATAGTAGCGGGACCTTTCTGCCCGGGCCTCGGCGTATTTCCGCTCATGGTTATTTTCCCGGCCCTGTTATTTTTCTTTTTCATCTTACCAGTGATTTACCCGTTTCCGGTTGCTTTTCATTAAAAAATTGGATTTATTAGCTCTTACTTCCTCCGGCAGTAGTGGTGCCCCATCGACGGAGATGTCTTCATCTGCTACGGACTCCAGCCATTTCACGGCCCGTTCATACCGCTCCTTCCTGATAGGCGAAAGGTTTCTCGGATTGTGAATCGTAAATATGTGGTAAACGGCGATGTCGATGGCTATCATTAGTACCAGTTGGTTTCGCTTCCCACCAGTGGCAGAGAATATTTTATCACAGTCGTAGCGTTTGGAAAGGTAGCACCGCATTTCGGCGATTGCCCTGTCCTCGCATATTTCAACTACGGCATCATCTTCCCTTGTCAGGGCATCCAGTATTTCCCTGTGGATGCTCGCGTCATAATCTTTTAGGTCGATAAATTGACTCATAAGAAAATAGTATTAAGTTTATAATCTGTACTTGTTTTGTGACCTCGTTTTCTTCCGGGATAGAATGGCCGGTTTCTCTACCAGCCTTATTTTTTTATCAATAATTCGGTTTCCCCCCTCCACGCAGTCAGGTCCATCGGCGGGATAGGTCAGCTGGAGACTGAAAAGTTTGAATTGTTCCGCCATCCGTTTCATGTGTGGGTTGTCCTTTTCCGCTTCGTTGAGTATCAGGTTTCCCTCCCGGTTAAGCGGCTCCAGATTCGCTTCGATACGGGTGGCTTTATCTGTCTTTTTCTCTTCGTCCCCCTGGATGTAGAGAGAAATTTTCCTTTCTCTCCGGATCCGGCGTACGATGGGCTGGAACACCTGCTGGAAAAAAGGATCCTGCAGTTTGTTGTTCTCCATGTAGCAGTACACGGTAGTGCGTCCCCCAATAAGCTCCAGTAACTTGATGTACCATTCAATGAACTCCGCGTTCAGCCCACGGTCCAGAAATGCTTTTATCAGGTACAGTTTCCCGGATAGCTTCCCGAGCAAACAGACCGTTTTAGTTGAACTTTTCTTGGTCTTATTTTCGCCTGGTGCCGGGTCTCCGTAGATTACCACAAATTTGAATTTAGAAAGTGCTGGAACCTTTGCGTAGGTAAGTTCCGCAAATACACCTCCGTCTACTACCGGATTATTATAAAATTCCTTTTGCTGCGCTGCCGCACTGACCAGAGACAGAAACAGGTCTATGTCTTCTTCCGAATTCTTTTCGGGCCATACTGAAAACCCATTCTTATCCCGGATATTGATGATATCCACGTGTCCGATACCTTTCGCTTTCAATTCCGTAGCCTTATCAATGGCCTTTTTGATACAGCAATCCAGTGCAATAATATTCCCATTGAAAAGTATGCGGTAGTTTCCTGATACGGACATGGTAGGTATCAGTGCTTCCTCCAGCCATTTCCATTTTGTTTTGATGCGCTCCGGATTACGGCATTCCTCATCGGTGTCTATGTCATCAACCAGGATAAAATCCGGACGGAAATTTTTATTACGGGTACCGCGTGGAGACTGCCCGGCACCGATGGCCCGGAATGAACATCCGCACATACAAGTAAATTCCCCCGTTTCCCAGTTTCCCAGTTTCTTTTGTGACCCGTAATCCTGAATGATACGCTGGTTCTCTTCAAAGTTGGCCATAAACGGCAGCAGTAGCCTTTCCGCGTTATCCGCTGAGTTTGAAATAAGCAGTACATTACGTATCTTTTTTGTCAGTGCCAATTTGGAAATTTCCATCATGGAGCGCGCTGACTTGGCCAGCTCTCTCGACCATGCCCGTACCTCATACCAGCGGCTATTTTTCATCAGGCGGCGTGTAGCCTTCTTATGGAAATCAGCCGGTTCACAGGAATAGTACATTGCGAAATAATATCGGAACCATTCCTCATCGTCCTTTTCCAACCTCTCCCGGCGCGCCTTGATATCCGCTTCGGTATCCGTCGGATTGATTTCCGAACTTTCCCGGACGGATGCTACCAGGTCATTCCAGTCTTCCAGTGCTGTCCTGTCCTGTGGTGTAAGTCTTTTCTTTGCCATATCAGGAGAGTTTTGATTTTACGTAAGCATCCAGTAACGGGGTGATTTCCTTTGCTTGTGTGGGATCGTATGCCCGTAACCATTTGAGCAGGTCAGTAAATACGGAGATGATATCGGACAGACCGACTTCCGTTTCCATTTTTTTGATGGCATTCGTAATCTTGGATATGGTATCCGCTTCCGCAGTATTCGGATAACGTTGCCCGATAGGTTTCTTACTGATAGCTTCGTTGAGTTCCGCCAGCTGTCGGTATTGATTTTTGAGTTGTTCTTCCCTTGTCATGGTTACAGAGGTTTTCAACTGCTCCCAGTTCCCTTTGTTAATCCAGTTGTTCACGGTCACCCGTGATACCCCGACACGCTCGGCAATTTCCGCCTGCGTAAGTGTCTCTTTGGTGTAGAGCATTTTCGCCCAATCCTTTTTTTGCTCGTTCGTAAGTTCGGCCATATTACCTCCTTTTTATCTGCAAATTTGGTAATGAAAAGGAGTGAAAAAAAATGGCCGCCGCATGATAACACTTTAAAACGTCATGTTGGCATTTTAAACTTTGCATGATAAAAAAGCGGTTTGAAAAACGTCCTTAATAGTCCTATTTTCGCACCGTAAACCTGGGCGGACACCGCTCACAAGTAAAATGAATATGAATAAATTTTTCAATATGATACCCGGCAGGGAAGCCTGTTGCATACTGCTATATGGAGACATCGGCGACTATAACGATGTGCGTAGCGGAGATATAGCACGTGAACTGCTGGAAGCGGAATCCGCATACGGAAAGATTGATGTCAGGATAAACAGCAACGGTGGCGATGTATATGCGGGCATCGCCATCTTCAACGCCCTAAAGAATAGCAAAGCCGACATCACTATTTATGTCGATGGAATTGCCGCCAGTATGGCCAGCGTGATTGCTTTATGTGGTAAACCTGTCCACATGAGCCGTTATTCCCGCCTGATGCTTCACAATGTGATGGGTGGTTGCTATGGTAACAAAAACGAGATGCGTCGCTGTATTGAGGAAATCGAATCACTGGAGGATACCCTTTGTGAGATGTACGCTACCCGTTTGGGAAAAGAGAAAGACGAAATTCGCTCTACCTATTTCGACGGTACTGACCACTGGCTACGCGCTGATGAAGCGTTATCCCTGGGATTCATTGACGGCATTTATGACGCTGATCCGGTACCGGAAGACAGCACCCCTGATCAAGTATTTCAAATATTCAATAACCGGCTGAAACAGCCATTAAATGACATTCAAATGAATTTAGACGAACTTAAAAAACGCCCGCATTTTAAGAACTGTGCGAGTGACGAAGATTTCCTGCGTGAAATTGGGGTTCTGGAAACAGAAGCCGGAAAAGTCCCCGGTCTGAATACCGAAGTGGGCCAATTGAAAGGCCAATTGAAAGTATTCCAGGATAAAGCCGAAATGGACGAAACGAACTCCCGTAAGAAACTGCTGGACGATGCTCAGGAAGACGGCCGTATCGATGCGACTACCCGACCTATCTATGAAAACCTGTTGGTAAAAGACCGTGAAAACGGTGAAAAAGCATTGGAAAAGCTGACTCCGAAACGCAAGGTGATGAATGACCTTCGCGTGGATCCGACGACTGAAAGTCCGTGGAACAAACGCCAGCGTGAAATTAAAGAAAAAAACAACCGTAAATAACAATATGTTATGGCAATAGTAGTAAGAAATACCAATTACAACGGTGAGGTACTGGAGAAAATCCTGACGCTCGCCGCCACTGGGAATGAAATTGTAGACAAAGGTCTGATTATGGTCATTCCCGGTGTGGAGAAGAAAATCAGTCTTCCACGTATCAAGAGTGGAAAAATGCTGCAGAAACGTAAGGAGAACCCGCAGATTGAAGATTCTAAAGGTAACTTCAACTACAGTGAGAAATCACTGGATCCAGAAGACTTCATGGCCTTCACAGTATTTAACCCCCGTGCTTTCGAGCACATCTGGCGTAAATGGCAGCCGAAAGGTAACCTGGTATTTGCGGAGCTTCCCCCTGAAGGACAGAATGCCTTGCTGGAGGAACTGAGCAAGCAGGTGAAATTCGAGTTGGGCGATCATTATGTCAACGGTGAGTTCGGTGACGACGACGACCATTTGATGAATGGTATTCTGACTCAGGCCGCTAAAGATACCGAACTGATTGTTGTTTCCACCAGTAAAACCACGATGCTCGAAAAATTGAAGGCTGTCCGTAAGGCTATTCCCAAAGCTCTGCGCAGTAACCCGAACCTTCGTCTGGTGATGAGTATCGACGACTTCGACAAATACGACGACGAATTGACTGAGCGTGAAAACAAGAATGCTTCTGAAACGGATGTGAACAGCAAACGTTACAAGGGTATTACTATCGAGACATTAGCTGCGTGGCCGGATGATTTGATAGTAGCTACACTTTGTTCTCCTGATGCTGATGGAAACTGGTTCGCCGCAGTCAACCTACAGGATGACGAGGATGTAATCCAGATCGATAAGATATCCAATGCCAGTGAACTTTATTTTTTCAAGTTACTGATGAAAGCTGATACTAATATCGCTTTCGGTGAGGAAATGGTCGTATTGGATACCCGTACGTCACCTGTATTCAAATCTTCGGAAAAAACACTTGCAGCTGATGTGACCGAACTGTCTTTCAAGGCTGCCGGTGAAAGCAAGGAAGTCACTATTACTGCATCGGGTGAATACAGTGTCAGTGCGTCTCCTGCTGGTTTTACGGTTGTGGGAACGGATGACGGTTTGAAAATCACTGCCGGAGTGAATTCCAGTGGTCAAGAGAAATCCGGCGTTTTAGTCGTGACATTGGATTCCGACAAATCGAAGAAGGTTACAGTTTCACTGACTCAGGTAGCGACTGACGTCGTAGCGGAAGAAGAAGGGTGATGGCAAAGTTAGAACGGTTAGTCCTTCATTGTACCGCTACGCCGGAAGGGCGCGCGGTTACGAGTAACGATATTCGCGCCTGGCATACCAATCCGGTAAGCAAAGGCGGGCGTGGATGGAAGCAGGTAGGTTACACAGATATGATCCATTTGGACGGACGTGTGGAACGCCTGGTGCAAAATAATGAAGATGCGAATGTTGATCCCTGGGAGATAACCAACGGGGCACAAGGCTATAACAGTACAAGCCGGCACGTTGTGTATGTTGGAGGCGTAGCCAAAGACGGAAAGACTCCCAGGGACACACGCACCTCCGCTCAGCTTGCATCAATGGAAACCTACGTAAAAGACTTCCATCGGCGTTTCCCCTCTGTCCGGATTGTCGGTCATAATGAACTGGCGGCCAAAGCCTGTCCCAGTTTCGATGTACAAAAATGGCTTAAATCAATAGGTATCAATCAATAAAACAGCGATAAGATGGACAGTCTGATGAATTTTTTAATGTTCGCCCTTCCGGGTGGCTTTATCGGTAGCATCTTCGCTTGGCTATTCGGCCGACGTAAGCGTGATAACGATATGCTATCCCAGCTTCAGGCGTCCATCAATCTGCTGAGTGAGGAGAACCGTAAAATTCTAAGTGAAAACGTGCAGTTGCGGCGTGAGAATGCCGACCTGAAAGCGAACCAGGAAGAAATGATTTTGAAGCTCACGGGATTGACAAAAGAAGTGGAGCGGTTAAGAAAAGTAATTAGTAAACAAACGGTAAATAATGAGAAACAGAATACGGGGGGCCACCCTCATACTAATAGCATTTATGATCGTGCTCTTTCTGACAGGGTGCAGCACGGCGAAACAGAGCCGAAACCAGCAGACCTTCCTGTCGAACGGAACACAGAAGTCCGAAAATACAACCGCTCTCACCGGGCAGCAGTCAGAGGAACAAGCACAGAAGACGGAAGAACTCTGGCAGGACCGGAAGAGCACCGGTCTGATACAGGAAGCGATTCCGTCCCAGGAGGCGACGGTGAACATACCGATACAGAACCTCCTTGACCTGCCGGAAGGTGCCGGTTATACATCCAGGAATGGACGCGCATCGGTAAACCTTCACAAAGACGGTGATAACATTGTCGTAACCGGACATTGTGATTCATTAGCCCGATTGTGCCTGTTTTATGAGCAGGAAGTATTCCGAAGGCGTAGCGAGGCAGACAGTCTTCGTGAAACCATTTCCCGGATGGAAGCCTTGCAGACAGAGAAAGAAACCGTAGACCATACAGAGCAGAACCTGTCAGAAAGCGTAAAAGAAAAGCCTCCAGCCACCTGGTATAAATGGCTGCTGGCCGGATTCATTACCGGTATTTTGGCGGGTTCGCCATTGAAAAGAATAGCTAACAAAGTATTTACACCATTAAAAAGACTATATGGAAAAGAATAAAAATTTCATCTACGGCATTGCCGTTGTAAAGTCCGGTGACCTGACCATCGGCTGGATTGAAAAAGGCAGTTGGGACTGGGGAGGAACGAAACCTGAGACAGCCGACATCGAAGCCGAGCAGGTTCCCGATGCCCCCGTTTTGACACTTCTTCAAAAGAACGCCCAAATTTCCCCGACATTCAATATTATCCAATTGGATTATACGAATATTCAGACGGTAATGGGCGGTACCCTGAAAGAAACCGGAGAAGGGGAAAACAAGAAGGTAACAGGCTGGAAGGCTCCGACCGAGTTGGTACAGAAGTCCGGTCCCTGGACAATTTCTTTTGTGTCCGGACAGACGATGACCATTCCGAACGGTACCATTCTGGCGAACCTCGGCGGTAAGTTGACCCTTACGGAAGTATCCAAACTGGAATGCCAGTTGAAAATCAACAAGCCGGATGATGATTCCGCTCCTTACGAGATTAGCGACACGGTCGAATAGTTATGGATGACACCCAAGCAAGGTCAGTACAAAGGGAGGCATCGGAAGTAATACTGGACATCGGTGTCTCCCTTCCTTTAAAAGAGTGGCGTATTCCCTTTAAAAAGAATCCGGTCCGGTTGCGCGTAACGATGCGCCGACCCCGTTTGGCCGCCCTTATATGTTTGACGCGCGTCTGTCTTAAGATGGGCGTAACGAGTGAGGAAATGGAACATTTTACGCAGGAGCAACAACAGCGCTTTATTGTGGATCATGGTAAGGACATAAGCCTGGTTATAGCCTACACGATTTGCCAGGGTCCTGTTGCCCGTCGCCTGTATGCCCGTCCCGTTGCCTGGTTTCTCCGCGAATGCGTGGAGCACCGTTTCCAGATAGCCGCCTATAGAAAATTTGTCTCCCTGATGGGGACTGATTCTTTTATCGGTATTATCAGATCAGCCGAACGAACGAACCCGATGAAGCTGAGACTGAGCCAAAGAAAGAGGAGTTAAGAACTGAATACGAAAGTTCCCATAGCCCTTTCGGCTTTATCTGGCAGATAGCCACCGCCACCGGATGGAGTGTGAAGTATATATTGGAAAAGGTAAACTACCAGACCCTTATTATGATGCTGTCCGATGCCCCGCGTTATGTCCGTAAAAAGAAAACGGAACCGGAAAGTTCCGGCGCTCCCGTAAACCCTGAAACGGCTGCCAAGGAAGCCGGTGATATCGTTTCATTTTTTCAAAGTAAATTAGAACTCTGACGTTATTATGAAGCCTGTAGAAATAGAATTCCTGATGAAAGACAAACTGTCCGGGGGACTGGACAAAGCCGGTATTGCCGTTGAGGTTCTGGCGACCAAGGCAGAGAAAGCCGCTGCCACGATCAATCAGAAGATCGCGGATCAGAAAGGCGTCATTTCCGGCGTTGAATCCGACTTGCGGAAATTGGAGTCCCAGCTTGCCGGCATGAAACCCGGTACGGCACAGGAAGAACTGGCTGCCGAGGTGGCTGCCTGCCGGAAGGTACTTGGTGAGGAACTGGGTACTCTTCAAGGATTGGAACAGGAACACAAACTGGCAGAAAAGAGCGTACAGGGGCTACGGAAAGAATACGATAAAATATCATCTTCCGGTCAACAGGCGACAGCGCAGAGCCAGTCGCTGACCGACAAAATCCGCGAGCAGCAATCCGTTATCAAACAGGTGGAATCCGATGTCAAGGCGTTGGAGAAAGCTTATCAAAACGCCGCTCCCGGTAATGCAAAATCAGCCGCACTGGATGAACTGAACGCGGCGAAAAAAGCACTCCTGGAAGATAAGAATATTTTGGCCGGGTATCAGGCAGAACAGGAAAAAACAAGAGTGAGTTCCAAACGGCTTTCCATGCAGTTGCGCGAGCTTCAGGACTCGATGGCCCGAATGCGCCTGAACGGCCAACAGAACACGGAAGAATACCGGAAGATGGCTACTGAAGCCGCCACCCTGTCCGATACGCTCGCTGACTTGAATACCCAAACCCGGATCCTGTCCAATGATGACGCGAACCTGCAGGGATTCATGTCCGGAGTGAGCGGTCTTGCCGGTATTTTCACGACAGCGACCGGTGCCCTGTCCCTATTCGCTTCGGAGAATGAGAATCTGGCAAAGATACAAACCCGTGTGCAAAGCGTCATGGCTATCACAATGGGACTGCAGCAGGTGTTCAATACGCTGAACAAGGACTCCGCATTCCGTTTGGTAACGGTAGTAAAGATGAAAAATCTGCTTACGGCAGCCAACGCCCGGCTGGCCGTATCACTAGGTATTTCCACCGCAGCCGCACAGGCCCTGATGGCCACACTTACCTTGGGCCTTTCCGTCGTTATAACAGGGTTTATTGTCGCTTGGGACAAATACTCCGATGCACAGGAGAAAGCCGCGGAGAAGGCAAAGGAACGCGTTGAAATAGAATCAGACGGACGGGCACAGATGATTAAAACCCGTTTTGAGATCGATAATACGATAAAGAGCCTGAAGAACTTCACCGGAAACAAAGAAGAGGAAAAAAACAAGGTCGAGGAACTTAACCGTAAATATGGCGAATCTTTCGGATATTACAATACCCTTGAGGAATGGTACGATATTCTGATCCAAAAGAGTGATGCCTATATTCAGATGCTTTTCCTCCAGGCGAAAGCCCAGAGCATGGTAAACAAGGCCGTCGAGTTGGATTCCAAGGTTGCGGAAGCCCAGGCGAAGCCCGAAAGTGATTATGACACATGGTGGGGTTACGGCGGTAAGGTAGACCGTTTTTTCTCTTCCAATGATTCCTATAAAAATAACAATAACGGCCGCTGGCTGAAAGAGGAAGAAGTAGCCCGACTTGCGAAAGAACGTGACGACTATTTGGGCAAGGCTGAGGAGGAAATGCGTAAATCCATAGAATTAGCCAAAACCTCCGGTATCGGTGGCCATGTCGAACCGGTTAAGCCGAAAGATGATCCGGATGCCAAAAAGAAACTACAGGCACAAATCAATGAAGAACTGCTCTCCCTTCGCCGTAAGAACCAGGAAGATGAAATCTCACTCATGAAAGAAGGAACGAAAAAGAAGCTTGAGCAGATAGAACTGGACTATCAGAAGGAACTTGATGCCATCAAGAAACAGGAAAAGAAGTGGACGGATGCCCAGAAAGGGAAATTGACGGAAGAACAGACCGTTGAAATCTCTACGCGTTACACCAATGCAGAAAACTTGAAAGATAAAAGCATCGCTGAAGTGAAGGACGAACAGTTAAAAGCCGATTTTCAAGCTATGCAGGATTATCTGAAAGAGTTCGGAACGTTCCAACAGCAGAAACTCGCCATCGCCCAGGATTATGACAGAAGGATTGCCGAGTCTCAAAACCAATGGGAAAAGAAATCTCTGGAAAAGCAAAAGGAGTCCGATATTTCCGCGGTCGATACTGAAGCCATGAAGCAAAATATCGACTGGGTGGCTGTGTTCGGTGAGTTTGGTGGAATGTTCGATGGTATGATAAGGCCGGCACTTGATGAAGCCAAAAAATACGTCCAGACGGACAAATTTAAAAACTCCGATCAGGCGAGCCAGAAAGCACTCATTGACGCTATCAATCAAATGGAAAAGTCACTTGGAGGTGCAGGAGGTCTGAATTTTAAGAAACTGGGACAAGATGTAAAGACATATCAGAATTCCCTTCTTGAATTGGATGCAGCTAAGGGAGTGGAAACAACTGCTATTGCCAAACTCAAAAAGGCGCACGAAGATTATGAAAAAGCGGTAAAGAACGGTACGGAACAGGAACAGCAGGCTGCGGGAATTGCCCTTGAAAATGCTCAAAACAATGCTGCTGCCGCGTCCGAGAATGTGAAGACACAGACGGATATAGTCAATGAAAACCAACAGAACTTATCTTCTACAGCCACCAATTTGAAAGCCAATATGGAAAACGTGACGGAAGGCTTGTCAAAATTGGCATCCGGTGGATTAAAGAATGCCTATGACGGACTGATCCAGACAGGTAAGGCTATGGGAGGCGCTTTTGAAAAAGTGGCTGAAAAGATAGAAGATGTTCCGATTATAGGCTGGATCATTTCCATTATCGATATTTTCAAAGACGGATTGAGCAATCTTGTCGGTCCACTGCTTGATGCAATATTCGATGCAATCAGTGGAATTCTTAGTGATGTATTATCAGGTGATCTGTTTGTTACAATCGGTAAGTCTCTTCGGGATGGCATAGGAAGTATCCTTAATTCAATAACGTTTGGCGGTTGGAATTCGTGGATGGACTCCATTAACGGCAGTAACGCCAAGGAAGTGAACGAACTGGTGGACCGTCTGACTGAAAGTAATAAATACCTGGTAACGGCCATCGAAAAACTGACGGATGAAATGGAAGGTTCCGGTGGTGCCCAATCTACGGAGTATTATCGGAGTGCTTACGACAAACAGGTGCAGAAAATTGAAAATGACCGCCAGATGCTCGAAGCTAAAATGGGTTACCACTCTTCCCATCACTCGAACAACTATTATATCAATGATGATTTCAGTTCGGATGACTGGCTAAAGGCTTCCGATTATGTCGGTAAGAAATTGGAATCAGCGTCAGACCTATGGAGGCTCTCTCCAGAAGATTTGGCGAAACTACAGGAATTGCCGGAAATATGGGATAAGATAAACGGTGGTAAATACGACCAGAGTAATTGGCTGGACGCTTATGTCGCAGATGCGGAAAGTCTTGTCGCTTTACAGGAACAATGGCAGGATGCCATTACGGACACTTCCTTTGACAATATAAAAAGCGGTATGAAAGATCTGCTGAAGGATTTTGAAACGAGTTCCAAGGATGTGATCGCAAGCGTGGATGAATTCATGGAGAACGCCATTTTAAAATCCATTGTGGACGGTACGTACTCCAAAGACCTTAAAGAATGGCAGAAAATGTTTGCTGAATTCATGTCGGACGGTATCCTGACAGAGGATGAAGCTGATAAGCTAAGAAACCGCTACCAGAGTATTTACGAGGATGCCGAAGCTAAAAAGAATGAAATGCTGGATGCGGCCGGAATATCGGAAGACACCACTAAAAGCCAGAGTGGCAAGGCCGGTAGCTTTACAGCGATGTCCCAGGACCAAGGAACGAAACTGGAAGGCATGTTCACTTCTGGATTGAACCATTGGGTAAGTATGGACGAGAATATGGAAAATGTATCCTCTAAGATGGATACAGCCGAGAACCATCTGGCGAGAATAGAAGAGAATACCGGCTTTTGCAAGGACTCCCTTGCCGTGATAGCCGAGGATATCAAAGTAATGAGACGTGACGGAGTAAAAATGAGACCATGAGTATGGATGCGATTATTGGAGGGCTGTTCCTCGTGAACGGCATTGATGTCTGGAAAGAATACGGCGTGTTCCTGACAGAGAATAAAGAAGGTGGCCGGGATAATTTGAAATCCATTCTGGCCGCCTCTAAAACCAAGGAGCATACGGCGGTGAATATCCGGGAAAGAAACGGTGAGAAATATTCGGATGAACTGGTGATTGCCAACGAAGCGCGTGACGTGACGCTCCTGTTTGCCTTGTATGCCCCGAGTAAATCGGAGTGGTTGAAAAAGTACATGGACTTCATTTCTTTTCTGAAAACGGGTGAAAAGGGCTGGCTCTCTCTCCACTTTCCGCAACTGGAACTGACAATGCGGGTGTATTACCTGGAAAGCAGCGGCTTCAATCCGCTGACTTACCTCTGGAAGGAAGGTGTGCAAGCCAGCAACTTTAAAGTAAAGTTCCGTGAACCGGAACCGATTATTTAAAGACGTTTAAAAACCATTTAAACAGCGTATGAAGATTGAAAAAGACAAAGTCAAACATTTCTCCGTTTGCTTCCTGATAACGTCGTTAGCGGGAGTATACGGGGTGTGTCTTGCGACAGGCGCATCGCTTGGCAAGGAGTATGGTGATAAGAACGCCCCGGGAAACTGCTGGAGCTGGGCAGATCTGTTGGCCGACGCATTGGGCATTATCGTAGGTTATATGTTGAATCGCTTAATCGTTACATTATGCTTTTGACCGTATTTGATAGAGACGGATGGCAAAAAGCTGTCCTTTCCCCGGAAGATAGCTCCACACAGGTGAAAGCGTTACAGTCGGATAATATACTGACGCTCTCTTTCACCCTGTACGAATATATCCCTTTGGATGTGAACGATTATGTGGATTTCGAGGGGGAACGGTACTGGCTGACCGAACGCTATCTTCCGAACGAGAAGAACACGCAGGAGTGGAAGTACGATGTAAAATTCTACGGTATCGAGAGCCTGATAAAAAGATTCTTGGTACTTAATACGGTGGACGGTGATCCCGAACCGATATTTACCCTGACCGCTCCACCCCATGAGCATGTGGCGCTAATTGTAAAGGCTATCAATGACGGCATGGACCATACCACCGACTGGAAAGTTGGTACAGTGGAAGGAAGGGATAATATAGTCATCGATTACGAAGGGAAATACTGTAACGATGCCCTAAAGGAAGTAGCAGAAAAGGTCCCAGGCTGTGAATGGTGGGTCGAGGGCCAAACTATTAATATCTGTCGCTGCGAACATGGCGAAGAAGTAACATTGGCATACGGCAAAGGCTTGACGGAAATCGAACGCGACACTGCCGACGGCGCCAAATTCTATACCCGTCTTTTCCCGATTGGCAGCAGCCGGAATATTGATCCGGAAAAATACGGTCACAGCCGCCTGCAGCTTCCGGGAAATGCGAAGTATGTGGATGTCAATGCCGACAAGTACGGTATATTCCACCGCTACGAGAAAGACGCTTTCGCGGATATCTATCCGAGACGTATCGGTACCGTCAGCAATGTGCGCAGCCAGGACGTAACCGATGAGGATGGAAATCCTTATACTATTTATTATTTCCGTGATGATACACTGACATTCGATCCGAATATTTATAAACTGGGTGGTAAGGTAAAACGCGTTTCTTTCCAGGAAGGCAGTGAACTGGCCGGACTGGGAGATGACGAAGACGGAAACTATTATTTTGAAGTGAATTTCGACAGCGATACGCGCGAGTTCGAGATCATCACTATCTGGCCGTACGATGATGATACCCAGCTCCCGGGGGATAAACTTGTCCCGAAGCCCGGTGATAAGTACATCCTTTGGAATACCCTTATGCCTGATGAATACTATCCACTTGCAGAGGAAGAATTTCAAACGGCCGTTGACAAATACAACCAGGAGAACGCCATTGATATTTCAGTATATAAAGGACCTACGGATCATGTGTATATTGAGCAAAACAATATAGACCTGTTCCTTGGCCGTCGTGTCCGGTTGGAAAGTGCGGAATATTTTCCCGAAACGGACTACCGTAGCAGCCGTATTACGCGATTCACCCGCAAAGTGAATCAACCTTCACAGCTGGACATTGAAATCAGTGATGCGCTTTCTACGGGCGTAATGGAGTCTATTAACAACAGTATTTCAGATGTAAAGAACTATACGAAAACAGCTGCGGAAGGTTCCGCTCTTCCCGATTTAATCCGCAGTTGGGACAATACGTTACCGACAGATAATAATCTGTTTTCCGCACGAAGAAGCCAGAAGGAATTCATCTCTAAAATCAAGAGAGACCGGGCGAGGAAAAAAATCATTTTTGACGAAGGTATCGATGCCGGCGATTTCGAAGCGGGAAAGATGGGCGGGAGCATTGACGGGAAAGGCAATGCGGAATTCCTTTCCATGGTCATCCGGGAACTTCTGCGCAGTGCCAAATTCGTAGACGGTATGGCGGGTGAAGGTTTCCAACTCTGGATCGATGAAAACGGGCTGTCAAACCTTACGCTAGACAAGCTGACCGTTCGCCAGATCATGGTAGTCCTGGAACTACTGATTGAAAAAGTCCGGAGCGTTGGCGGCCAGCTTTGCGTAAGTGCCGCTAACGGTAAGATAAAAAACGTAGAAAAACAGGACGGTTTCTATTTTATCACTTTTGAGCAGGATAATACATTCCAGGCACATGACTTGTTACGCTGCGCTACCTGGAAGGGAGGCAAGGAACAACACTCCTACTGGGTGGAAGTGGCCGCGGTCGAAAATAATAGTATTCTCATAGCGGAGGAGGAATTTGAGATTTCCTTTCCTGAAGCTGGCGACGAATGCGTGCTGATGGGTAATACTGAAAATACACTTCGCCAGAACCTCATACTGATAAGTGCCACCGAAGACGGGCAACCCCGTGTAGATGTGATGGACGGTGTGAATTCGAAAAGTTTCTCAAACAGCCTGCGTGCCCGCCTCGGTAATTTGGACGGTATCAAAGATGACTGGTTCCCTACGGATAATCAGCCGCATGGTAACGGTCTTTATTCGGATAATGTCTATTTACGTGGTACATTCCTACTGGCCACAGGTGAGGACATAAAGACAAAATTTGAAATCGTCGAGGGTAAAATAACAAGCTCTGTCACAGCCTTGCGCCAGGACTTTGCTGCTGATCGCGGGTACCTGAATAATGCAGCCTTTGACAACGGCCTTGAGAAATGGAACACGGAAAATGAAACAGTGTTCTTCCTTGTGGGGAACCGTTGGATTTGGGCAAATAATAATGTTCTTTCCAAAAAAGGAGACAGTGCAAGCGTGACACAGGACGATGGTCGTACGGTAGTCCGGATCCGTAACAAATATATCCTACAGAAACGGGTGAATTTGAAAAGCGTACCTTCCTTTCCCGGGAACGGTGAGGACAAAAAGGAGGCTGTTCCGGTTTATCTGACCTTCTTCTACCGTTGTGCGAAAGCCGGTACCCTGCGGGTTGAATTCGAGAACGTTGACAAGACTGGTTTTGCGAATTTCAATAGTCTGGAGGTGGAGGAAGAACTGGATGAAACGGACGGATACGTTCAGTACACATGCAGCGGGCTTTGGAACGGAACGGGTGATTTCAAACTGTCATTTACCGGTGATATTTACTTGTACATGCTCATCCTCTCCACCGACAAGGTGGAATCCCTGGCGTACCGGTACAAGACCTTGTTTGAACAATCGGAACGCCTGGTTAAGATTTCGGCCGCCGTATTCGACAAGGACGAGAACTGCCTGCAGGAAACCGGCCTTATGGTAAAGCCCGAAGGTTCCGGCATTTATATGCAGGGTCCCGATGGCAAACTGGCGCTAATCGGCGTGGGTGTGGAGGAAACGGATACTGCCGGGAATAAACGGACTGTGGTGAAACTGACTGCAGAGAACATCCGTATGGAGGGCTTAGTGACAGCTAACGACAATTTCAAGATTCTGGAAGATGGGTCGATGGAGGCCAATTCCGGTACATTTTCCGGATATCTGAAGACGAAATTTCATTTGATAGAATCAAGCGATGCCGTATACACGACCGATTCGGCACGTGGTGAGAGCGGTTATATGATCGGTCGGGAACTGAACCTGAAGGTTGACATGGGCGGTTCCAGCAACGGTGCCGACGTCATACTCCCGAATGACGTGGGATATATCGGTTCGCGTGTAATCCTGTACAACGGCTGCCATCCGCCTTATACAAGGACGATTGGTTCCATCCGGTACAGCACGGTGCGTGTGGATGACGGCAGCCTGTTGCGCGGTACGAATGTCAACCTTGGCGAAGAAGGGCTTCTCTCCTATGAAGACCCGTACAAGATCGCTTGGATGAGCGGTATTATCGAGCTTATCGGCACTCCTGAACATAACGGTCAATTCGTTGTGGACTTGCTCTCGTGGCGCGGAGCCTTCGCTGCTCCTCCCGCCTCGCCCTCAAATGGGTGGCTATATTACGATGTGACAGCTAATCGTAACTACATGTACTGGTATGGTGAGTGGGTCGAATTTCCCGTTTACGGGGATGACACTGATGATCTTCGCATCACCTGGAAAGGTGTTCTTTCCTCCGCCCCGGCGAACCCTGAAAGGAACTGGCTCTATGTTACTTCCGTGAACCGGTATCTTCTTATCTATACGGGTGAGAAATGGGAGGACATAGGTTTCAATTTTAATTACCTGAACAAGTGTGGCTGGTGTATCCTTGGCTTCAGCGCACTTTCATACAAGTATTACAAGGACTGACAAAAATAAAATAAGGAGAAATAGTTATGGCACTTACAGAAGCGGAAAAAACCGAATTAAAGAAAGATATCCTGAATGCTATCAAAGCGGAGAGCCAGGGTGTTGATGAACTGGCCGAGGTCACCTCGCTGGACAATATCAAGAGCCTTCCGGCAATGCGCGGGCAGGAGGTTGTACTTGCCCCCGTCTCACTGTTGAAAAAACCTGCGGAGGATGCCGCCGCCACGGCCAAAGCTGCCGCCGCAACAGCTAACAATGCGGCATCGGCAGCCAATACGGCTGCGGGGAATGCCGCAAGTGCAGCCGGGGTTGCAGATACCGCTGCAAATACCGCGAATGCTGCCGCCGCCGATGCGAGTGCAGCGGCCAAGGAAGCCATTCAGGTGAAAAAAGATTATGTAAACACCGCTTTAGCTGCATTGAAAGGTGCGACAGCCCGTTTCGGTGGATTTATTGAAATAAGCGGTGACGATATTGATTTCTTTGATGACAGTGTGGAACATTCTCCGGAAGAGATTCAATATAGCCCTTCACATAAGTTATTTGTCGTTCAGGCAAGCGTAAAAGAATACTATACATCATGGCCCGGCAGTGAGATATATAACCAGGACGGGGTGTTACTGAAAAATAAAGCCTACCTGTTTGGGGAGGTACTTTATGTATGGAGTGACGAGGAAAACGGACTCGTTGAAATCAGCGGCAGCGGTGGCGGCAACACGCTCAATGTTTCAGAGGAATACCCTCTGGATAGCGGCTATTATACCCTTGCTACCGCTATCATTGCCGTAGAAGAAAAACAGCGCGGCAAAGGCCGTTGTATCACCTATGAGGTTTCGCAGGGTAAATGGGAGACAAAACAGTTTGCCGGTACCAATCTTTCCAGCTGGGGACAGGTTGCCAGTTGGGAAGATTTTGGTGGTGCCGGTACGGTGAAAAGTGTAACTGTCAACGGTGAAAGACAGAATCCGGACAGTACCGGAAATGTGAATATAATCTTTAATGAGACGGAGGTGGACGAAAGTCTGGATGCTTCCAGTACCAATCCTGTACAGAACTCCGCTGTTACAGCCAAACTAAACGAAATGGATGCGAATACCATTTTCGGTGCTACTGCCGACCTCAGTGAGGACGAGAGTTCTGTCCGTCTGACGCTGAAGAATAAAAGCGGTGCCGAGGTAGTCTCCGTAGACCTTCCTGCCGGCAGTGGTGGCGGTGGCGGCGGAGAAACTGCCACGACAAAAATAGTATTGGGCGCTTCCGTTGACCATTCGATCATCAAGGAGGGAAGTTCCGCCCTTCTTACTTATACTTATGACCACCAGTACGCCGGGGGTGATGAAAAGGGACAGCCTACCGGCCAGAAGGCCACTATCCAGATAACCATTCTTCGCGGCTCCACTACCATGTACAGTGATACCCGGTATGATGTGAGCAAGGGCAGCTATTCACTGGACCTGACCAAGTACCTCATGGTAGGTACTACCGATGTATATGTTAATGCCACCACTACCGACCCTATCACAGGCAAGACTCAGACCAACCGGGCGTATGTGAGCGTTAAGGCGGTTACCTTGTCACTGGCAAGCAGTTATAATCTTGCCGGAAGCATCGCCGGGGGTGGTTATAATACAAACGACACGGTCAGCCTTCCCTACACTGTTAGCGGATCCGGGACAAAGGTGGTCACCTTGTACGTGGACGGCAAACAGCAAAACGCCAACACGGTGACCCGCAGCGGTACCACCAATGGAAGTTTCAACCTTTCGATGACCGGGTTCGGCGTAGGCCGGCATACGGTTCAGATGGTCGCCGAGATGGAGGCGAGTGCGGACTTGACGCTGAAATCTGAAAGCATTTACATCGATATCCTCAAGTCGGGTAATAGTGCCCCGTTTATCGGCACGATGATGAGCTTTACCGACGGCCGTATCTTTTCTTCGTCCGACCACCTGACCCCACTCCTGGAAGCCGGACAGTTCGAGCAGGTGAAATTCGATTTTGTAGTGTACGACCCCTCCGCAACTCCGGCCACAATGTCCGTTTTCCGTGACAATGTGCAGACTCAGGAGGTTAGTGTCCCGCGAACAACGCAGACTTATGTGAACCGTTTCACGGAAAAGGGAAGGGTATCCATGAGATTCCAGTGCGGTGTAACCCGCTATCCGCTCAATATTGACGTGACCGATTCCGGCATTGACCTGAGCGAAACAACCTCCGGACTGCAACTGAAACTTTCGGCAGCCGGTCGTAGTAATACGGAGGGCAATCCCGGCAACTGGGAGTATAACGGCGTGGAAACTACGTTCGAGAATTTCGACTGGCAGAGTAACGGGTGGACGGGCGACTCCCTTAAGCTGACAAACGGCGCATCCATCGATATAGGTCATAAACCTTTTACATCTGATGCCACGACAACCGGCGCCACCTATGAACTGGAACTGACCTGCACGAATGTGACAGACCGCAGCGGTCTTGTTGTGGACTGCATGAACGGCGGTGTAGGTATGCAGCTTACCACGCAGGAAGCCTTGATGCGCGCCAGTGGTGGTACGGAGGTAGGTACGAAGTTCGCCAGCGGTATCCAACTGAAAATCGCTTTTGTGGTGGGTATGAAGTCCGGCAACCGGCTGATGGAACTGTATGTGAATGGTATCCGGTGCGGTGCTAAGCAGTACGGTGCTACGGAAGGAATGCTCCAGGCTGCACCGTCAACCATCAAAGTGACGAGTGACAGTGCCGACGTGGAATTGAGAAACCTCCGCGTATATAACCGGGCACTGACCGATGATGAGTGCCTCTCTAACTTTATGGTCGACCGTCCGACAAGTGACGAAATGGTTATTCTCTTCGCCCGTAATGACGTGATGAATGATGAAGGTACCGATGTGGATATCGACAAGTTGCGGCAGCAGGGTAAGGCGGTGATGCGCATTGTGGGGGATGTGGACCTTGTGAATCAAACGAACAATAAGAAATTTGAAGTGGCAGCGGATATCTATTTCTACAGTCCCTACGGGAAAGAATATGACTTCATAGCCCGGAATGTCGGCCTCCGGATTCAGGGAACATCCAGTACCACTTATCCCCGTAAGAACTACCGTTTGTACTTTGAGCGTAGCGAGAAATACGGCACGACGCTGGAAGTAAACGGCGTGAATGTTCCCGACCTTAAATACGCTTTCAAACCGGGAGCCCGTCCGATCAGCATTTTCTGTCTGAAGGCTGACTTTTCCGATTCTTCCAGTACGCACAATACTGGTGCGGTGCGTATTGTGAACGATATCTGGAAGCGTTGTGGATGGCTTACTCCCCCGCAGGCTGCGTATACCGGGAACTATGACGTACGTATCGGCGTGGACGGGTTCCCGATGGACCTGTTTTATGATAATGATGGCAGCGGTATAAATACCTATCTGGGCAAGTACAACTTTAACAATGAAAAGTCAGAGAGTGCCATCGTTTACGGATTCGAAGGCATCGAGGGTTACAACGATGAAGAAACATTGAATGGCCAGCGGAACAAATGTATTTGCGTTGAGTTCCTGAACAACTCCGAGGCTTTGTGCCTTTTTGGTACTTCGAACCTTTCAAACTTCGATGACGCGCTTGAATTCCGTTTCAAGGCTGATACTACCTGGGCAGATGCACATGAAGACGACAAGGCGGCAGTTACCCGGCTTTGGACTTGGATTGACTCCTGTAAGGGTAGCCCGACGAAGTTCCTGAACGAGTACAAGGAGTATTTCGGAAACGATAGCCCGTTTGCATGGTATTTGATTACCGACTACTTCATGGCAGTGGATAACCGGGCCAAAAATATGATGCTGGCAACCTGGGATGGCAAGATATGGTACTTCCTCCCTTATGACATGGATACCATCCTGGGAAGCCGTAACGACTCGGTGCTAAAGTATGACTACACCATTACGCACAATACCATTGATGAAAGTATCGGAAGTTATGCCTTTGCCGGTCACGATAGTGTTTTGTGGGAACTGGTACGCGGTTGTCCGGACAAGCTTCGTGAGGTGGCTGATACGTTACGGTCCAATATGAGCCTTGAATATGTGCTTGAAGTACTGAATGAAGAGCAGATGAATAACTGGTCAGAACGCATTTATAACAAAGACGGGGAGTATAAGTATATCAAGCCACTGACGGAAGGTGTCTCCACCACCGGAGGCACGAGTTATTACGATTATTTGTATGCCCTTCAGGGAAGTCGCTACGCGCACCGTACTTTCACGCTCCAGAACCGCTTTGCCCTCTTGGATAGCCAATATGTCTGCGGTACATACCGAAAAGATAGCTTTGGTGTCTATTTCGGTTACAAGTTCTCAACGGACAACCGGAAGCTGAAGCTGACAGCCAGCGAACGGTATTATTTCGGGTATGGTTATACAAGCGGTACTCCCCATCAAAGCGCCGTACTTGCCGAAGATGCCGGAAGCCAAGTTGAACTGACACTTGACACCGACCTCATCGTAAACGACCCGCAATACGTATACGGCGCGAGCCGTATCCTTGGCCTTGACCTAACAGATGTAAGCCACGCCATATTGCAAACGCTCAACCTGAATAACTGTACGGCTCTCCGTACGCTTGACGTGAGCTGTGCCGCAACGCAGACAACGCTGAATGCTTTATTGGTAAACAACTGTCGTAATCTTCGGGAATTGAACATGACAGGCTTGAAATCTTCATCTTTCACCGGCATGGACCTTTCCAACAATACGAAGCTTGAAACGTTCCGTGCCGGGAAGTCCGCGCTGACAGGTGTCAGTTTCGCTCAGGGCGCACCTCTTTATACATGTGTTCTTCCATCTACCCTCCAGACGCTGGAACTGCGGTACCTGAACAAACTGACGAACTCGCGTTTGACATTGGAAGGAACGAATAATATCACACGTCTGGTAGTCGACAACTGCGCACAGCTTAACTGGCAGACCCTGTACAACCGATGTGCAAATGTGAAATATCTCCGTGTTACGGGTATCGACCTTGAAGGCGACGGTTCCCTTTTGCGCACACTTCTCAAAGTGGGCGGAGTAGATGAGAATGGCGGAAATGTTGATACGTGCCGCCTTGTTGGCAGCTACCGGTTAACAAAGTACGTGGCCGATGAGGAATTCGGCGAACTGACCGCCCACTTCCCAGAGTTAAACATCCGCCAGCCGGATTATACCATGATCGAGTTCGATGACTCGATTGCCGATGACGCGAATGTGTCGAATCTGGATAACGAAACCGGTTACAAGTACGGGAATGACTATTCCCCGAGCGGACATATCTCGGCCATTCTAAAGAAACGGCATCGCGTCCTTGCAAAAGTTACAAAGAAGCCTACGAGCAAAAGTGTAAAAATAGCTAACATAGAGACGACGATGAATAATCTGGATGGTGAGATGACCTACTATCCGCTGCATGACGAAAACTCCAATTACTATGCTGACCAGTCCGAGGTGAAAAACTGCACGGCAGCCAAACTGGATGGTACGGAAGGCGACTGGATGCTTCTGGAGCCCCATTACTGGAGCAAGGGTGTGAATGATTATCTGAATGGCAAACATTACAGCTGCTACAGTTCTAATGATGCAATGCCGGAGGTTCCTTCTGCCAAAGTAATGACATTGGAAGAAATTCAGGCTGACGGTAAATACCGTAAGGGCTATAAGCTGATGAGCGGCAGGGATACCCTTGCGGATTCCTATTCTGCTGATACGAATTATTCCGTTTGCCAGGTCGATGTGTCCGGTTACAAACGTGTCCGTTTTCCGAGTGTTCCTGGTACGAATCTGATAGGTAACGCCTTTGTGGATGCTTCGGGTATCATTGTTTCTTATATTGTTGTCCCCACGCTGTCTTGCATGTTCGAGGCAGGCATGTACCTTATTTCGGATATCCCGTCCAATGCTGTTACTTTGAATTTTACGATTATGAACACCGCTGAATTTGACAAGGTCGTGCTCAGCAATAGTACTAAAATTGAAGACATGGAGCCCGACTGGGTTGAGAATGACGAGTGCCTTTGTGCCGTTGTGGGTAGCTCCGTGGTGGGCAGCAAGCTGCGCAGCTGTATCACCGGCAGTTCAACTGCCGAGAGTATGATGTGGACGGATTTCCATTATTACAGTGTGCAGCGCGGAATGCAACAGATTGACCCGCTTTTGCACAGCCATATCGCTAACCTGTTTTACGCCCATTACGGCCGTCGTGACAGCCAGGAACAGTGCGGCGCCGGACAGCATACGAACATGCGTGTGACGGGCGGAACAGCCAAATATGGCATGAAAGACACGATAGGCTATGAGGAAGCCCATAGTATCAACGCTAACGTGACTAACTCGGTAATAGAATTTCAAGTCCGGCAGTATGCGTGGTATAAGGACAGCACCGGTACCAGCGTTGAGCAGGTGAATAATACTTGTTGTCTCGGTTACGAAGATATTTATGGCCATAAATACGACATGATGGACCGTGTCGATCTTCCGAATGACAGTGGCAATCAGTATAAATGGCGTATTTGGATGCCCGACGGGAGTATTCGTATGGTGAAAGGAAAATCCGGCAGCGATCAATGGAATGTCGCAATGTATCACGGCAAATATATGGACATGGTACCTGTCGGCACTGTCAGCGGCTCGTCCTCGACGTATTATTGTGATAAGTATTATATATCAGCTTCCACCAGCCGTGTGGTTTATCGTGGGTACAACAACGCGAGCTCGGCGGGCGGTGTGTCGTGCGCGTATGCGATTATCGATGCTTCGCACTCGAACACGTATGTCGGCTCTCGTCTGGCCTTCCGCGGTCGGATCGTCAAGGCGTCGAGCGTCACAGCGTACAAGTCGTTAAGCGAGGTGGCGTAAGCGTAGTGCGAAAGTCGGGAGCGAAGCGACAAAGCGTCCGGTATTCCCCGGTTAGGGGAATGCCGTTCCTTACGGGCGTAAGCCCGTCGAAAAATATTTTTTGTAAACGTACTTTGTAATTATTGAGTTATGATTCTGAAAAATAGTACTTTTGCATCTATAAGGTGGCGCTTCCCATAAGCCGTGTGGTTTATCGTGGGTACAACAACGCGAACTCGGCGGGCGGTGTGTCGTACGCGAATGCGAATAACGATGCTTCGAACTCGAACACGAATGTCGGCTCTCGTCTGAACAACAACCAAAAGAAATTAAAATCGGCGTACAACACCGGGGACGTGTCCTCATCGTGGAGCCGAGGGAAGCAAGCCTCAGTAACAGCGGCCTTCGGGCCGGAAAACTGAAAAATCGAGCGTCGGGTAGGGTTTGGTAGGTCGGTAACGATTCGAAGAAGCTGGACCCGGGGGATTGAAGGCCCCAACAATAAAAAAAAGGTATTATGTATAGAGTAGGTTATGTTATCGAGGAAATTATAAAGGAGTCCAATATGGACACCTCTTTCCGTCAAGTCCTTCGTGGTACGGACAGGAAACACAGCCACCAAGGAAGCTACCTGCTTGCGCATAAGCCGGAAGTACTGGCAGAACTGACCGCACAGATCGCGGCCGGAACTTTCCGGGTGAAGGATTACCGGGAACGGGAAATCATGGAAGGTGGGAAACTGCGGCGTATCCAGATTCTTACAATGAAAGATCGTATAGCCGTTCATGCTATCATGGCAGTGGTAGACCGCCATCTCCGGAAACGCTTCATCCGTACCACTTCTGCCAGTATCAAGGAACGGGGGATGCACGACCTTCTGGCGTATATCCGTCGTGACATGAAGGAAGATCCGGAAGGAACGCAGTACTGCTACAAGTTCGATATCCGCAAATTCTATGAGAGCGTGAAACAGGACTTCGTGATGTATTGCGTAAACCGGGTATTCAAGGACAAGAAGCTCATCGCCATGCTGGACAACTTTGTCCGCCTGATGCCGGAAGGTATCAGTATCGGCCTCCGTAGTTCGCAGGGTTTGGGTAATCTACTATTGTCTGTTTATTTGGATCATTATCTGAAAGACAAGTACGCTGTCCGTTATTTCTATCGGTATTGTGATGACGGCGTAGTACTGGCCAAAACGAAAGCGGAATTATGGAAGATTCGTGATGCCATCCACTATTATACGGAACGTCCGGCTCTTGTTATCAAAGAGAACGAACGTGTATTTCCGGTGGGTGAGGGTATCGACTATCTGGGGTATGTGACTTACGATGCGGACTATGTCCGTCTGCGTAAGCGCATCAAACAGAAGTTCGCCCGAAAAATGCACGAGGTAAAGTCGAGAAAAAGGAGACGTGAACTGATAGCGTCATTCTATGGAATGGCCAAGCACGCCAACTGTAATATGTTGTTTAAAAAATTAACAGGCAAAGACATGAGATCATTTAAAGACTTGAACGTCGCTTATAAGCCCGAAGACGGCAAAAAGCGATTCCCCGGCGTGGTGGTAAGCATCCGGGAACTGGTAAACTTACCGATTATAGTGAAGGACTTCGAGATGGGCATTAAGACCGAACAGGGTGAGGACCGCTGTATCGTGGCCATCGAACTAAACGGTGAACCGAAGAAATTCTTCACTAACAGTGAGGAGATGAAGAACATCCTCTCGCAAGTGAGAGAAATGCCGGATGGGTTCCCGTTCGAGACGACCGTTAAGACGGAAACGTTCGGTAAAGGTAAAACAAAGTATGTATTTAGCTGATGGAACGAATAGAAGGAACATCCGGGGTGAAGCTGATCGAGTGCGTGAACCCGGTAAAACAGAAATGGCGCATCCGTTGGGATGTGCAGGAAAAAGAGGACGGTTCTGCGACCTATATGGAAGAGGAATTTATAGGAAAGCCCTCACCGGAGGCCATAAAGTCCGTAGTTATAGGCTGGTATAATCAGCAGATTGAAGAAACTATACTTTCAGGCTTTGTATATGAGGATATGCCAGTGTGGCTTTCTACAGAGAACCAGTTTAACTATAAGGTAGTTTACGACCTTGCTGTGCAGACAAAAGGAGCCACGCTCCCAGTGGTATTTAAGTTCGGAACCGACGAACAAGTACAGTACCGGATTTTCGGCACGTTGGAAGAACTGGAAGATTTCTATAAAAAAGCCATGACATACGTACAGGATACGTTGACTGACGGTTGGGAAAAGAAAGATGCTTTTAATCCGGAACTTTACCGGGTAGAATAGTATCAGAGTAGAATCCTTCGGGGGAGGATGGAAAAAGCCCCCGGCCTGTTAAAAATCATCTCACCTACTTTTAACAACATGTACGCCTGAACGCACGACCGGGGGCAAATACCCCTGTCGCGTTCAGGCTTTTTAATTATGTTGTAAAGTAAGTGAGATGGTGCAAAGATACAAAAATAATGTTGTATGAAAGTGATTGAGTTATTAAACTTTAACCGGGAGCTGTTGAAAAAGCTACAGGAGGCCGGAATACGCCTCGAAGATGCCCGGTATATTGACCTCTATATGGATTATGTGAGGTTGTTGAATCAAGGCGATAAGGTTTCGTATGTCGTGGCCGTTTTGTCTGAAAAGTATTCCGTGAGTGAACGCAAAGTTTATGCACTGGTAAAACATTTCCAGAGTGACTGCAATCCTCTTGCAGTATGAACAAGGCATTTTATGCCGGAATCACCGCTATTCCCTGCTATCTTTATAGCATATCAAATTTAACAGGAGAAATGGCAATGAATAAGTATTATTGTATCCTGGACAAGATACTTGTCACAGGAAAAACACAGACTAACAAGAAGGGAAGCATACAGTATCTTTTGAATGAGCAGTTGTCTCTGACCCCAGCAGACTTGCTCGATATATTCGAGGGACACAATATCGCCCGTAAGAAACTCCGTAGTGAACTTCAACTGTTTATGCAGGGCGAGCGTAACGTGGAGAAATACCGGGAGGCCGGTATCAACTGGTGGGACTACTGCGGCTCCATCTTAGTAAACAGCTACCCGACGTATTTCGAGAAACTTCCACCTCTGATCGCGAAGATCAACCGGGAGAAACGCAACAGTAAGAATTATGTGCTGTTCCTGGGTGAAACCGGAGCGGAGAGTAACCAAGCACCTTGCTTAAGCCTTGTGCAGTTCCAACTGGACGGTGGCGAACTGGTGCTGTCTGCATACCAGCGGAGCAGCGATGCAAACCTCGGTTTGCCTTCCGATATCTATCATCTTTACCTGATGGCTCGTCAGATAGAACTACCTCTAAAGTCGATCACCCTGAATCTGGGCAATGTACATATCTATGAGAATAACATTCCCGGTACCCGTGCGCTGATAAGCGGTGACGAGACTGTCCGGTTCGAACTCAACGTGTAGTAGACACTGCAGGCACTGTGCAGCGGGAAACGTTCAGACTTCCCATCTCCTTTAGTGAATTCTAAGGACCTTTGCAGCCGTTTTAAAGTAAAAAGAAATGAGAAAGATGTATTTGTCTGCCCCGCTTCCTTTCGTGGGGCAAAAGCGCATGTTTGCAAAGGAATTTATTAAAGTATTGGGACAGTTCCCGGAGAGTACTGTATTTGTGGATATTTTCGGCGGTTCGGGGCTTTTGGCGCATATAACCAAGTGTACCCGCCCCGATGCTGTTGTAGTGTATAACGACTTCGATAACTATCGTGAGCGGCTGAATAATATTCCTGCTACTAATGCCCTGCTGGCTGACTTGCGTCATATTGTGGAAGGCTGGAAGAAGCTTAAACCCATAACTGGCGAAACGCGTGATAAGGTGTTTGAACGTATATTGAAGGAAGAGAGGGAACATGGCTATGTGGATTATATCACACTTTCCTCATCCCTGCTATTTTCTATGAAATATAAACTCAGTTTAGAGGAGATGAAGAAGGAAACCATTTACTGCAAAATTCGAACCTCTGACTATCCTGATCCGAAAGACTACCTGGAGGGATTAACCATCACCAGTGAAGATTACAAAGAAGTGTTCAATCGTTACAAGGATGTCCCGGACGTTGTTTTCCTTGTGGATCCACCGTATCTTTCCACCGATGTGGGGACCTATAAGATGTACTGGCGCCTGGCCGATTACCTGAACGTGCTAAATGTACTGAAAGGTCATTCGTTCGTATACTTCACTTCGAACAAATCTTCCATACTCGAACTATGCGACTGGATAGGCAAAAACCCATTTATTGGCAATCCATTTAAGGAATGTCGAAAAGTTGAATTCAATGCACACATGAACTATAACACCGGGTATACGGATATAATGCTGTACACGAAGCCGGATAATGAACTGGGTGCAGCTGCTTAAGACTGCATAAAGATAGTGATTTTTCTTGAACTAACAATGGCTTTTGAATAATATTTTAAAGCCGTTCAAAGAGTATTTTACGATAAATAAAAACGGTGAATATAGCCATCTTAAAAGGACTATGCTCACCGTTTTTCATGTACGTTTCGTTTTTGTACTTTTTGAAACGCTTGGTTTTTGTAAAAGCGCCCGAGTCGTTTTTCCGGATTTAGATGCCTTCAATTTTTTCAGTTCTATTTTATATCCTGCTTTGTCTATTCCTTTCAAGATGTTTTCTAAATGAATTCCATTTTGTGCAGATAAAATGCCTGGAACATTTTCGAATACAAACATTTTAGGTTCATATCGTTTTAGAAATTGTAAATAGTATTTATATAAGAAGTTTCGTGGATCTTTTTTCATGTTTTTGGGATCACGGGCACGTCCAACAATTGAATAGGCTTGACAAGGAGGCCCACCAATGATAAAATCTACTTGCTTATTACCTTTTAATTTATCAACCTTTATGAAAATGTCGGCTAATGTTTCGTCCGATATTTCTTTATTGATAACCGAGTCGATAACCTCGTCGGGAACTTTTTCCCAGAGCTTTTGTCCGCTTTCTCCTTCTTGTTTTTCTTTTAGATACTTAATATATTCTTCAAGTCTGTTATGCTGTTTTAGGTAATGGTAAGCCATTCTTGAACGTAGAGTATCACAAGCATATTTATTCATTTCGATATGGGCAATAGGAGTAAACCCAGCCCGGATAAATCCTTCAGACAAGCCACCTGCGCCAGCAAACAAATCTATAAAATTAAAAGTATATGCCATATCTAATTTTTTCTAAGTATATTATTCTATATGCATTTATATTATCTTCTGTATCATATTATATTTGTAATGATATATAAGGTTGATAATGTGATTTTATAGCATTAGTCATTTAATATTGCAAAGTTATAAGATAATCTTCAAACATGCGAATAAATTCGTCTAAAATGCATAGATGAATTGTTTACCTTAATGAGAGTGTTTTTTATTATAGAGTTGATGATAGGTTTCGAGTATAGAAGCATGAACTCACTATATGAAGTCATTCATGATAAGGTGGGCTTACGATGATATGTAGTCTGCTGTCATTTGATCTACGCAAATAATTCTTATAAGTAGCTCCTGTTTTGTTATAGCGTCATTCGTTCTTTGACAAGATTGGGTATATATCTATTTTTTTCATGTATATCACCTAATCCGAGTTTGGGGTATATCATTCCACCAACTCCGGGTAATACACTTCCTTGCGCATCTTTGGATGTATCGATAGCAAATGTCAGAAATTCGAATTTATTGCTTATAGATTCAGGAAACTCTTTTTGCAAGTTTTTTTGAGCATCCTTATACATTACTGGAGATAATATATAAATATTAAGCGGGTTCATTTTTTCCACCAATCTGGTTAGTTGTGTTTTTACCACACAGGAACTGCTTATAATTGATTTTACGACAATTAGAGTTTGACACTCTTCAATCGGCTCTATATAAGATTTTACAATTGGACTATATTCCAATTTTGTTGTTTCATCCAAAGTGATTCTCTGATTCCAAAAAACGGCTAATGCAACATTTTTCTGTGAAATAGAGCTTAAAACACCTTGTGCCAACCAGTCAGCATCTTCTGATGCACATGCCAGCATGGTATTTCCATACCTGCTATGTTTCTTTTCATCCAGCAAAGCTCCTAGTGCTTTGCCTAGTTTGTAGAAGGTATTACGATAAACTTCAATTGAGGTACTGGGATTGGATAAGATATGCATCAATTGAATAATATCTCTGT